CTCTAGCAGGAGTGATGACTCCTCAAGGATCTATGGCATTTGTTCCATTTATTCCTTTGATGGATAAGGGAAAAGATGAAGTTGTTATAGATAAATCTCATGTGGTTTATATTGCAACTCCAAATGACATGGTATTGGAGCAACATAGAAATGCATTTAGCACAGTCATTACTCCAGAAAAATCTTTGATTCTATGAATCCTTATAAAATTAATAAAGCAAATCTTCTTGGTCCTCCAGTTAAAACGACCCCAGAGAATGTTAAAGAAGCAAATGAAGGTCTCTTTAGGGCAAAGATGACTCTTCCTGCTGCAGCAAAGCACTGTGGCATGACTCAAAAGGAAATGAAATTGACATTCTGGGAATATCTAAAATATCATAAACCTGATTATGAAGGATCTTAAAACTCCATTACGCTACCCTGGAGGTAAATCCAGAGCAGTTCAAAAACTAGCACAATACTTTCCTAGTCTTAAAGATTGCTATGGAGAGTTTCGTGAACCATTTCTTGGTGGTGGAAGTGTTGCACTTTATATCACCAAGATGTTTCCTTTGTTAGATATCTGGGTGAATGATTTGTATGAACCCCTTGTAAACTTCTGGCAGCAACTCCAGATGTTTGGATATGATATGCAGAGTGAACTAGTTGACTGTAAACTTGCTTACAATACTCCAGAATTAGCAAGAGAATTGTTTATAAAATCAAAAGATCATATTAACGATAAAACTCAATCAAACTTTAATCGTGCTGTTGCTTTTTATATTGTTAATAAATGTTCTTTTAGTGGTCTTACAGAAAGTTCATCTTTTTCAAAGCAAGCAAGTAATTCTAATTTTTCCTTAAGAGGAATCTACAAATTAAAAGAATACTCAGAGTTGATTGCAAACTGGCGTATAACTAATTACTCTTACGATTACCTCATGGATGGAGACACAGGTGCCTTTATGTATCTTGATCCTCCTTATGACATTAAGGATAATCTCTATGGGAACAAAGGATCAATGCACAAAGGATTTGATCACGATAAGTTTGCTGCTGATTGTGATGCTAATAATATGGATATGATGGTCAGTTATAATTCTACGCAGTTGATCAAGGAAAGATTTAACACATGGAAAGCAATTGAATTTGCTCACACTTATACTATGAGATCTGTTGGTGAGTATATGAAAGACCAACATGAAAGAAGGGAATTGGTATTAATTAATTATGAGTTATGAATTGAAAGATTGGTTGAATTCAATTAATCAATCTAAAAGAAATATTATGGATGAGGATCCATCCTCAAAAAAAGAATATCCTCCTTACATTATCAATAAATGTTTGTCTGCTCATATTGATGCATTGATGTATTCTAATGAGATGAATAAGTATCACTCATTGGATAAGAAACTTCAGTATGATTTTCTTATAAATACTCTCAGAATCAAAAAGAGATATTCTCCTTGGATTCGCAAGGATAAGATCAAAGACCTTGATGTAGTCAAATCTTACTATAAGTATAGTAATGAAAAGGCAGAGCAAGCTTTGAAAATTCTGACTCAAGAACAAATTACTTTTATTAAACAAAGACTTGAAACTGGAGGAACAAAATGAGTGTTGTTCAAGAACCTGAAGTGAATTGGACACCAGAACAAATGGTGGAAGTTATTTTGAATGAACCTGATGATTTTTTAAAGGTTCGTGAAACACTTACCAGGATTGGTGTTGCATCTAGAAAGGAGAAAAAGATTTATCAATCTTGCCACATTCTCCATAAGCAAGGTAGATATTATCTTGTACACTTTAAAGAATTGTTTGCCCTTGATGGTAAACATGCAAATCTTACTGTGAATGATGTACAAAGACGTAATAGAATTGCTCAATTGCTTGCTGATTGGGGTCTAATTACTATTGTAGATGTCAATAAAATTTCTGACATTGCCCCACTTAATCAAATTAAAGTCCTTTCATATAAAGAAAAAAATGAATGGACTCTTGAGACCAAATATAATATTGGGTCAAAAAAGAAAAAGGTAGAGGTAACAGAATAATTTTGTAGGGGGTTCAACACCCCCTTTTTTATTGGATGTATTATAATTAGTATTGGATGCCTTAGGGGTCCACAAAACACAAACTCGCTTTTTAAGGAGCTACCATAATGACAAGTCTTAACAGATATGCTGCGTCTGATCTTCCTACTCTAATGGATAAGATCACAAAAAACAGTATTGGATTGGATGAATATTTTGATCGTTTATTTAATGTTCATGAAACATCCAACTATCCACCTTATAATTTAATTCAAGTTAGTAATGTAGAGTCAAGACTTGAATTGGCACTTGCAGGATTTAAGAAATCTGAAATTACAGTTTATACTGAGTATGGTAAACTATTTGTTGAAGGAAGTAGAGAAGATAAAGGATCAACAGACTCTTACATTCATAGGGGAGTGGGACAAAGATCTTTCACAAGAGCATGGACTCTTTCTGATGATACAGAAGTCAGAGAAGTAATTTTTGAAGATGGTCTACTTACAATTAAACTAGGAAAAGTTGTTCCAGAACATCATGCTCGTAAGAATTATCTATAAATATTATTGAATATCGTCGCCGCAGGGGAAAGGATGACTAAGACCATCCTCTTCCCCCCTTTTTATAAATACCTATAAAAAGGATTAATGAAGAATTATAAGACTTTCCTTGAAGAATCAATATCATTTAGAGTCCATGATAAATTAAATCCTACTTTCTGGAATGGGGAAAAATTAAAACCAGAGGTAAGAACTCATCTATTAAAGGTTGCCAAAGCTTGGGCAGATTTTGTTGATGTAAAGAAGTCAAAGATTAAAGATATTCTTCTTCTTGGTGGAAATGCAGGGTTTAATTATACAAAATATTCTGATCTAGATCTCCACATTGTTGTTGGTACTGGGTCTTGTCCTGATGTAATGTCTGATTATTATCAGACTAAGAAGCAACTTTGGGTTGCAACTCATGATGTAAAAGTTTATGGTCATGATGTAGAACCATATGTTGAAGAACCTGGAAAGGTTAGAAGAAAAAGTCAAGGAGTCTTCTCACTTAAGTCTAACAAGTGGTTAATTAAACCTGAGAAATTCACAGGGGAACTTGACTCAGACTTGCTAAACACCAAGGTCCATGATATGATGAGTAAGATCGACAGGACTATAAAATCTACCAACAATCAAAAGGCATTAGAAAGTCTTTTGAAAAAACTTAGGGACATGAGAAATTCTGCCCTAGATAAGGGTGGTGAGTTTGCCTTTGAGAATCTTGTTTTCAAAGAACTCAGAAACAGAGGATACATTGACAAACTTGCAGATCACATTTTAAAACTACAAGATAAAACATTAACTTTGGAAAATTATGTCTGTTAAACTTTTGATTCTGAAATCTTATGAGGATGTCATTGCTGATGTAAAGGAAATGATGTCTGGGGATAAGGTGATTGGATATCTTCTTAATCGTCCTTTTGTCACTAGACTGGAACCTGAGGATCCTACAAAAGTTACATTTTATCCATACATCCCTCTGACAAAGCAGAAGGATATTCCTATTCCATGTGATTGGGTAGTTTCTATTGTAGAACCTTTGGATGAAGTTAAAAATTCGTATTTGGAGCAAGTAGATGGTAAAAATATTAGCACTGGTCAACAACCTGATTCTAATCAGCCAGATTGATGAAGTTGCAGGGGAACTTGGAGAACCAGATTGCAAATTAACAAAACCTTTTGTTATTAGGAAACCTGAGTTGCCAGGTCTTGATTCGACACTAGAACCATTTTTGTGTGGTTACACTAGTCAAGATATCTTTATGATGAGTTCTGATAAGATCCTAACTCTTTCAGATCCAAAACCAACTTTACTTGAGAAATACCAAGAACTTATTAAATGAAATTCTACACTAATGTTGTCCTAGTAGGGAATGAAATCCTTACTAGGGGGTTTGATAATGGCGAGCATTTTAAAAACAGGGAAACCTTTTACCCAACTTTGTATGTAAGTACAAATAAGAAGACCAAATTTAAAACTCTTGAGGGAAATTATGTAGACCAAGTTAAACCTGGAACAATTCGTGAAACTAGAGAATTCATTGATAAGTATCAGAATGTAGACAACTTTAACCTGTATGGAAATACAAGGTACATCAATCAGTACATCTCTGATAACTATCCAGAAGAAGCAATCAAGTTTGATATCAGCAAGATTCAATTGATTACCATTGACATTGAGGTTGCATCAGAAAATGGATTTCCTGATGTAAAAAGTTGTCAGGAAGAACTCTTGACAATCTCCATTCAGGATTACAATACTAAGAATATTATTACTTGGGGTGTAAAACCATTTGAGAACAAGCAAAAGAATGTTCACTACATTCTTTGCAGAGATGAAACTGATCTGATTGATAGGTTTCTTTTTTATTGGGATTCAAATCCCCCAGATGTTATTACTGGGTGGAACTGTGACTTGTATGATATTCCATATCTTTGTGGAAGGATCAATAAAACTTTTGGGGAGAAAGCAGTAAAGAAACTTTCTCCCTGGGGCATTGTCACAGAATCAGAAGTAGTGATTGCTGGCAGACAGCAAACTAGAGTTGATATTGCTGGCATCACTATTCTTGACTATCTTGAACTCTACAAGAAATTTACTTATTCAAATCAGGAATCATATCGTCTGGATCACATTGCCACTGTTGAACTTGGTCAACAGAAACTGGACCACTCTGAGTATGATACTTTTAAAGAGTTCTATACTAAAGATTGGCAAAAGTTTGTAGAATATAACATTGTTGACGTAGAACTTGTAGACAGACTTGAGGATAAAATGCGCCTCATTGAACTTGCAATTACTATGGCATTTGATGGCAAAAGTAATTTCAATGATGTGTTCTATCAAGTTAGAATGTGGGATGCTATCATCTACAATTACCTAAGAAATAAAAATGTTGTTATTCCTTTTAAGAAGGAAACCAAAAAGGATCAAAGGTATGAAGGTGCCTATGTAAAAGATCCTATTATTGGAAAGCATGAATGGGTTGTGAGTTTTGACCTTAACTCTCTATACCCTCACTTGATTATGCAATATAATATTTCTCCAGAAACTCTTATTGAAGATAGATTCCCTGGTGTATCTGTAGACAAAGTTTTGAATAAGCAGATTAGTATTCCAGAAAATTATCCTTATTGTGTCTGTCCAAATGGGGCACAGTATAGAAAAGATGTGAGGGGATTTCTTCCTGAACTTATGGAAAAGATGTACACAGATCGTGTCATCTATAAAAAGAAGATGCTTGAGGCAAAGCAACAGTATGAAAAAACTCCTACTGTTGAGTTGACTAAAGAGATTGCAAGATGCAACAACATCCAAATGGCAAAGAAGATTTCTCTTAACTCTGCCTATGGTGCTGTTGGAAATGAATATTTCAGGTACTTCAGGATTGAGAATGCAGAAGCAGTTACTCTTTCTGGGCAAGTTTCAATCAGATGGATTGAAAATAAACTCAATCGATACTTGAATAAGATTCTTAAAACAAGTGAGGTGGATTATGTTATTGCTTCAGATACTGATTCTGTGTATCTTAACATGGGTCCTTTGGTTGAAAGTGTATACCAAGGGAGAGAGAAAACTACTGAGGGCATTGTCAATTTCCTTGATAAGATCTGTAAGGTGGAATTTGAAAAGTATATTGAAGGTTCTTACCAAGAATTGGCGTCCTATGTGAATGCCTATGAACAGAAAATGCAGATGAAGAGGGAGAACATTGCAGAAAGAGGTATTTGGACTGCAAAGAAAAGATACATTCTCAATGTTTGGGATTCTGAGGGAGTTAGGTATTCTGAACCTAAACTTAAGATCATGGGTCTAGAAGCAGTTAAATCTTCTACCCCTGCTCCATGCAGAACTATGATTAGGGAAGCATTTAAAATCATCATGACAAAAACAGAAGATGACATGATTGATTTTATTGAGAAGAGTAGAACTAAGTTTTACAACTTGCC